TCTTGCTTACGAATTTATAAAAAGCAAAGGTTTCACATCAGTAAGTGAAGCTTTGAAGGCGATTGAACTTGCATTAAAATATAGTGGAGAATTCAAAGATGAAGATATTGGTAAAATAACAAGAATTATTTACGAGGTAGTGGATGGAAAAAACAATTCAATTGAGTAGACCCCAAATGGAAGTAATAAGGTCTAATAAAACTATAACGGCATTTATCGGAGGAACAGGTTGCGGTAAAACTTTTATTGGCAGTTTATGGTCTATAAAAATGCTCAATGAAGGTTCAGGAATGATAGTTACTCCTTCATATCCTATGTTAATAAGATCAACTCTTCCAACATTTCTTAAAAACATAAAAGATACTATATTAAACGGAATGTATTTGGAACAAAAAAAGATTTATGAATCAAAAAACGGAAATGTCATTTACTGGGGCAGTGCTGATAATCCTTTAAGTTTGGACGGGCCTCATTTAGACTGGGCCTGGATAGATGAAGCAGGATTAACAAATATCACAACCTTTGATGTAGTGTTATCAAGAATTGCAATGAAAAATGGAAGATTACTAATCACTACAACTCCAAATCTAATAAAAACAAGAAATTGGATATTTACCGAACTTTACGAAAAAAGAGATCAAGATTATCTTAAATATATCCACTCGATTAGTATTGACAATCCTTTTTATTCAAAAGAAAAATTTGACCTTTTGAAAAAGATATTGGATGAAAGAACCTTTGCAGTTAGACATTTAGCACAATTTATAAGAAGTAGTGCATTAGTTTACTATGAACTATTAGACAAGATATTCATTGATCCTTTTGTTTTAGACGATACTTGGGATAAATATGTAGTTATAGATCCAGGAGTTATTTACGGCATTTTGTTCATAGCGAAAAAGGATGAAAAAATAATTGTATATAATGAATACAAAACTAAAGGAGACAAAGTTTATACCGCTAATGAAATAGCTAATATTATTCTAAACATTGAAAAAAATATAAAACTTATTATTCACGATCCTGCAAGAATATTGGATGCTATGAATCTCAAGAAAGAGCTAAAAGATATGGGATATGATATAAATTTTTATGCTCCAGAAATCAGAGATGTAAGGGAAGGAATAGAAAAAGTTATTGAATTGGGCAAAACAGATAATCTTAAAGTGTTTAATAATTTGAGAGGATTAAAAGATGAATTTGAAAGTTATCATAGACCAATTGATGAAACAACAGGACAAATTCTTGATGAAAAGCCTGTTAAGGAAAATGATGACCTTTTAGATTGCTTAAGATATGGTATAATTTTCTTATATAAGAAAACAATTTTTGCTTCAGCTGTTATAGCTGAAAATCAAAAAATATTAAGAGGAAGTGAAGGCTTGAAAAACTTTATAGATAGGAGAAAATATGGACAATAATTTAGATGATAGAACTTTTAGAAGATTAACAACAAGTCAAAGGGATCTTCCTAGTTATCAGTTTGATAGACAAGCAAGAATAGTTTACTATTTATGGCAAAACAATGCAATGGCAAGCAGAATAATTGAATTGATGGTTGATTTCATAATGGGAGATGGCATAACTTGGTCTGTATCTTGTAAAAAATTAGATGATATTTTATGGGAGTTTTGGAGCGATCCAGACAATGATTTTGAACTTTTTCAATATTCAATGGTCGAGGAGCTTTTTTTGTATGGAGAATTTATTTTACCTTTGATGGTTTTAGAACCATCTGGAAAGGTTAAAACAGGATACATAGATCCAATAAATGTTATTGAAGTTGTTAAAAATCCTCTCAATCCAAGAATAACAGAAGAACTTAGGATAAAAGTAGAAAATGAAAGTGGTATTCCCGAAGAAAAGGTTGTAAAAGTTATAAAAAGAGATAAAGATGTTCTTAGCAAAACATTCGGAAAACTAATAGGTGATGTAATGCTTTTTCAAATCAACAAAGTATCAAATGCAAGTAGGGGCATAAGTGAATTATATAGACTTGCAGATTGGATAGATGGCTTGGATAATTCATTATTTTCAAGTTTGGAAAGAATATACCATTTGATGTCTTATATCTGGGATGTCACGATCAAAGATGTCTACGATAAAAAGCAACTCGAAGAAATAAAACAAGAAATTTTAAAAGAACCATTTACACCGAGTTCAATACATATCCATTCAGATAAACAGACAATCAATACCCTTTCTCCAGATTTAAAGTCAGAACAAATAACAAATTATGTTGAACTACTTAGAAACTTTGTTTTAGGTGGAGCAGGAATACCAACTTCCTGGTATGGAGAAGGAGACATAACAAGAGCAACAGCACAAGAGCAAGGAACACCAGTATTAAGAAAGTTAAGAAGAAAACAGAAATATGTTAAAAAAATATTTGAAAAAATATTTGAATTTGTAAAAGAAAAAGCAATTGATTACAAAAGAATTGAAAAAGGAAAAGATTATCAAAACGAGGATGAATTGAATATAGAAGTTGTTATGTCAGAAATAGCAGGTAAAGACATTGTTAGTTTAATCAATTCAATGGATGGGATTGTGAAAGTTTTAGTAATGGCCGAAAATCAAGAATGGATCAGCAAGGATAGAGCAAGAGAGATTTATAATCAATTTATGAAAAGGATTTTAGATATAGATATTGAGCCAGAAAATGAAATAGAGGATAAACTCGCTGAAGCAGAGAACAAAAAAATATTAGAATATTATGAAAGAATTAAACATAAGGAATCTTAAAGGATACAAAGATGCTTCATCGGGATTTATTAAAGCATTATCATCTAATATAAAACAAATGAACGATTATATAAACAACTTATTAACCAGTCTTCCATCAGATAAATTTAATGTTTTTTACTACACTCAGATTAAAAATCAACTTGATGAATATTCTAAAATATTAGGCGATAAAATAAAAAAGGATTATGAAGAAACTTTAAACCAACTTCAAACCGCAGCTATGGATAAATTAAGCAAAAATATTGATACTGCAGGAATTAAAGGATATATAACTCCTTTTTTATCTCCGGAAATGATAAAAGAATTTTCAAGTATATCAACAGAATATGTGAAAAACATTCCTAACGAAATACAAGATGAAATAGAAAAAACATTACGAATATCAGCCTTATCAGGTGATACGGTTTTTGATATTCAAAAAAAACTTGGTGGAAAACTTGAAGGCTATAAAGGAGTATTCAAAACAGGAGAGAATAGAGCAAAAGCAATAGCAATGAATGAATTGTCAAGGGCCTATTCAAATATGGATTGGCAACAAATCCAAGAATTAGGTAGTAGGTTAGAAGGTGTTGCACAAGTATACAAAGTATGGCATTCAAACAAAGATGAGAGAGTTAGACCAGCACACTTAGAAGCAGATGGGCAGGAAGTATTGTGGAATGAACCTTTCATAGTAAACGGAGAAGAATTAATGTATCCAATGGATCCGAATGGCAGTCCTGAAAACACAATAAATTGCAGATGTTGGATGACTGTAAAGATTGTCCCGATTGAGGAAGAAAAAGTTGAGGAAGAAAAAGACACATTTATTGATAAAATAAGCAATAAAAAATTATTGAGTTTTTTTATGGATGAAAATCTCCTTGAGCTTGCTATAGAACAAGTAGAAGAAATGAAAGGAGGGATTAAGTTTGAATCTCTTCCTGAGAGTATAAAAAATATTTTGTTTGATATAAAAAGAGAATATCCAAAATTATTGAAAAAATGTTTAAAAGGAATAGGATTAAAAGATGAAAAAGACCTTTACAATTTTATGAAAGCAACATTTACAACAAGTTACATCAATGATATATCAAGTCATCAAGGGAATAAAGCATTCGAACAATGGTTCGATGAAGACACTGATCTTATTCAAAAACTCCAGAAGTTTTCTTGGAATATGCTTAAAGAATTAGGAGTGGTAAAAGATGAAAAAATAACATTGTATAGAGGAGTAAAAGACGATGCTTTGTTTGAAGAAAAACCAATAGGATCTCCTAAAATGAAGGATGTTTATAAACCACTATACGAAAATTTAGAAAGTTGGACTATATCTAAAGAAATTGCTCAAGATTTTGGCCCTTATGTTATGACAAAAGAATTCACAAAAGATGATGTATTATTAGTCCCTGGTTTGGTGTCTCTTACATATTTACTCGAACAAGAGGTGACGATTAAAACGAGAATTATGAGAATAAAAGAAGTAAAAAATAATATATTTTATGTTGAATAGGAGGTCAAAATGATTAAACATAAAAACTTTTATGGAGAGTATGAATTCAATGAAAAAACAAAAGAATTAATATTTAAACCTAATTTTATCAATAGAGTTTTTAAATACAATGGATTGGATGACATTGGTGAAAAAAAAGGTAGCATTAAATACGATTATCAAGTGGTCAAAAGAGCTTGGTATGGATTGAAAGAAATCTATGAAAAATACAATCTTAATAAGGAGGAATTAAAGTAATGTATAAGAAGATTCATTTAATAACAGACCTTATGGAAGCGGTTGGAGATACACCTTTATACTCTTCCAAATTTGGACTTCCTAATGCTTGTAAAGATCATACTTGGCAAACTATAGTATCAGCAAGTGAAGGAAAAGAACCTACTGCATTGTCAATAAAATTGGAAGGAAGCATAGATGGTGAAAACTGGTTTACTTTAGATTCAACAACCAATACATCCGGTGAAACAAAATACATAACGGATAAAGTGGTAGATTTTGTAAGATGTAAAGTGGAAACTCTGACTCTACCTGAAAATTCCGATGCTATTGTGAATGTTTGGTATATAGGAAAATAAAAATGACAAACGAATACATTTACCAAAATACTTTTATAGATCCAAATGATCTTTCAACTTCTTATACAGAAAACAATAACATCTTTTTATACGAGAGAATTATTGATAAAATAAATGAAATAATAGACGAACTTGAAGAACTTAAAAAACTAATAAAAAGTTTTTAAAGGAGGAAATTATGGCTAAAAAGAAAAAAGAAGAAAAGGAAGAAATTAAAGAGATTAAACCTGTCGAGACAAACAAATTAGATTTGAATATCATAACTTTCATAACAAAAAGAAGAATCGATCATAATCATATAGAAATTGTTTATCATTTTAAAGATGGAACATCAAGTAGTAAAATTATAAACAAATAACTAAAAGAAAGGAGGTGAACTTGTGAAAAAATTTTTCAATGTAAAAACCATTGCTCTATGCGGTGTTCTTGCAGGTCTAAACATTATTCTTACTTTATTCTTTCAACCAATTGCTTATGGTCCACTACAATTTAGATTAGGGGAAATTACTAGTTGTTTTGGTATTTACGGCATTCCATACATACTAGCAGGTATATTAAGTGGAATATTGATAAATCTATTTAGTCCTTTTAATCTTCTATGGGAAGTAGTTATAGATACACCAATTTTTTTGATTGCACAGGTTGTTTTGTATATTATTCTTAGAAAACTTTCTACCAGAATTGATAAAAACAAACTTGCTTTACTATATTTACTTGGAGTTTCAATTTTTGTTGGCATTGTAGTTGGAAATATGCTTCATTTTACTATTGGATTACCTTTTGGTATAACATTTTTAGAATTAGTATTGAGTGAATCTCTTACGCTATTCCCCGGATATTTTTTGATTGTCAGACCTGTTGCAAAAATTCTTAAACTAGAAATGTTTGTATGAGAAAAAGAAGCTTGAGGGAGAGATTCATTATTTATCTGTCAGTCTCTCCCTCAATGGTCAAAAAATTATACAACGATTACAATCTAAAACATTTTCTTGTTTCATATAGATATTTTAAAAACCTAAGTAGTAATAATTTAGAATTTCTTGATTGGGTAGAAGAAAGACAAGTAAAAGATCCTCAATTCTATTTAATGATGGACAGCGGAGCTTTTAGTAATTTTGTTGCTGGTAAACAAGTAGTAAAAGATAGTGAATACATAGACTTTATAAAGAAGTATGGTGATTGTTTTGATGAAGTTATAATGCTTGATAGACAGAAACCAAAGATAAATGAAGAAATATATGAATCATTGTATAAAGGTATTTCTTGGTATGTAGATCATACAGGGGGAAAACCAGAAAACTATCCAAAAACATTTAACCTGTGGAAAAAAGAAGAAAAAGTTGGTGTTGCTGGTGATAGATCATCTGATTCCAATCCTATAACATATGTGAATATGATAACTAAAGGTAGGAAAACCAAAGAGAGTTTTGACATCAATACAATTGCAAAACTCAGAAAAATATCAAATGAATTAAAAACAAAAACTCATTATTTCGGCACAATCAATAACAAGATTTTAACAGGCGCACAACCGCATTCAACAGATATCAGTTCAACGGGAGCAGAAATTGGACAACTTATGTATCTTGTAAAAAACGACGAAGGACAATACATCAAAAAATGGATTCATTACAAGAATCCTGACCTTCCAAAAGAAGTCAAAGAAATGTTAAACAAATTATCTGAAAAAGAAGCTCCATCTGTAGCAAGAAAAATATATAATTTCAAAGTTCTATCAAAACTCGAGGATTTAGTAAACAAAGGAAAATTCGCTTCTAAAATTGATTGGGATAATTTGAAAGAGGATGTTTTTGAATTTGAAGAAGATTACTTCAAAGATTTGAAAGAAGGTATAGTTTTACCTGACCTTCCTTACAAAACAATTTATCAAGTTGAGGGCTTTAAGAATAATATCAGAATAACATTTCTTGGCACAAAAGGAGAGATTGAGGAAGAAAATAATGATCATAAAAAAAATACATCAATACTAATAGAACATAAACATAAAAATATTTTGATTGATTTTGGATACTCTCATAAAGGAAAATTTTCTGATATCAATCCAGATATTCTTTTCATAACTCACGCACATCCAGACCATATTGGTGGACTTCCTGAAACAATAGATATCCCTACAGTTCTATCAGAAAAAACACTAAAACTAATGAATAAATATAGATTTGAAGATCCTCATACGGAAGAAAAGGGTAGTTTTTTTGGTTGGTTAGAATACGAAATGATACCAGTGGATCATTCAATTCTTGCTCCTGCTAATGGATACATTTTAAATATTGATAACAAAAAAATAGGTATCTTCCCCGATTTTCTTGAAATCAAAGAATTAGATAAATTAAAAGATTTGGACCTATTGATTGCTGATGGCAGTTCAATAAGAGAAAACATTGAAAGAAAATACAATATAGGTCATCAATCAATGCAGAATACATTAGATATGGCAAAAGGTTTGAATATCAAAAAGGTAGTTTTTATCCATTTCGGAAAAGAAGTGATTAAAAAAGGAGACGAGAACACACTAAAAGAATTATCAAGCAGTGTCCCTTTTATCCTAGCTAATGATGGAGATTCGCTTAAAATTGAAGAGAGTTTAGATTTCAAAACAGATCAAGATCTGCAAGAGAGTTTTGAAGAAACCAAAAAAGAATTACTAAAAAGAGGTATTCTAAATCAAGATGTAAAAGCAATTACATATATACCTCATTTTGTTTGTTTAGTTGGCTCGAAAGCAAAAGGAATTGATGATGAAAATTCCGATTGGGATATAGTTATAAGAAAACAAAATAGAGATGAAAGTGTAGAACTATTAATAAGAAATTACTTTGGAAAAGATAAAAACTATCATTTCATTTATTCACCAACAGGGCCTCACGGAGATTACATACCACTATTCGATTTAAAATTAATACCTAAACCATTTGAATTAATAAAAGTTGAAGAAGATTTTAAACCTATGAAACTTTATACACCACCAAAAATGGGTAGTGCTTATAGTTTTGAAGAATTTTATGACATAAATGATCTGTATGATAATTGGGCGAAACCTTATCTCGATAGAGGAGAAACTTTATTTGTAGAAACAAAAATCAACGGTTGGAGAACTACAATCCATAAACTTGGAAACGAAAAAGGTATGTTTTTTGAAGGCACAGAGAGGAATAGATTAGAATTTTTTCAAAAATTGAAAAAAATCATAGAAAATATTGATGATGACTTCATTTTAGACGGGGAATTAGTTGGCAGAAGAAAATCAAATAACGAAATTATACCAAGAAAAGATCTTGCACTTTTTAATTCAGATGAAAACATAGATTGCGATAGTTTTACGACAAGTGAAGGAGAGGAAGGGTATATAGATATTGTATTGTTCGATATTCCTTACTATAACAAAGATATTTCGGATTTACCACTAATAGAAAGAAAAAAATATCTCAAAAACTTTGATAAATACAAATATTTTTCGATAGTAAAATCAATTGAAGTAAAAGACAAAGAAAGTTTCTTAAAAGCGGTCAAAGAAGTATCAGAAGAACAGGGTAGTGAAGGAGCAGTTGTTAAAACAGCAAATTCAAAATATACTGAAGAAGAAATTCCTGATTGGGCTAAATTTAAAAAAATATTAGAATTCAAAGTAAAAGTGATCGATAAATTAGAAACAAAAGATAAAAATGCTTTCAACTATATTGTTAGTTATATAAATGATGGAAAAGAATTGGAACTTTGTAAAACAATGAATACAAAAATTGATGCAAACAAAGGTGATATTCTGACATTAACTGCGGAGGAAATAATTATTAATGATGACCTAACTATCTCGGCTCAGATTCCAAGAGTTAGGGATTTAGATTTAAGCAAAAAAGAACCTGATAAAATACAAGATATTGTTTACAGAGCATACAAATTTGGACTACTGCATTGTAGTGATGATGTAAAGAAAAAATTCTTTGAAAAATACAAATTAAAAGAAGGATGGATTACATATCAAGGTAGAAGAATACTTATCAATGATATGTCAGATGAAACAACATTTGGTATAAGAAAATCATACGCATCAGAAAAAAGGAAATTTATCGAATCAAATGTTTCAGGAGAAAAACACGCACTAAGACATTGGAAAAGCAAAGAAGAAATGAATACAGCAATAGACAATGCAATCAAAGAAGGGATTCTATTTTCTGGAAAAGATCAATCTGGTAGGACAAGAAATCTTTTCTACAACAAAAGTGATAGAACTCTTGTAATATGTGGAGAGAAAGGAATTTTTAATTCATATAGAGTGGATGTTCCAAATCCTGAAGGTTACATATACAAGTTAACTAGTAATTTTAAGGTTGGTTTAGGAGGAAAATTGCAGTATGAACGAGTATGAAACATTTGTAAAAAAACTATTAGAACTCGAAAATAATGATCCTTTATCTATGGCATTGGTTTTAGAAATATGGAGCGACGGAAATGTTGATTTAGATGAAGATACTTTGAAAAAAGTGAAAGAGGTTGCTCTTGATTGGTACGATAATGAAAAAATAGATAAACTATTTAAAAAAAGAGAAACAAAAAAAGAAGGAGAAGATGAAGAAGAAGGAAATTGGAAAGATTTTGAACCTTATATAAAAGAAAACGATGAGGGTGAATTTGTTCTTCAAGAACACGAAAGAGGGCTAACAGAAGAGCAAGCAAAATCAGGAAGAAGATTTGAAGGCAAAGAAAACATACATTGTGATTTAAGATTGAAATTCAATAATAACGATTTTTTAATAGGTTTTACTTTGGCAACTCCTGGAACAGCACATGGGATAAACAAAATAGTAGAACCAGATAAAGGAAAGGTATTACTTGTTGGAGTAAAAAAAAGACAACCAATTGCTTGGCTTGATGTAGGAAAAGGAAAAGATATGTTTAAATCAGGTGTAGTTGAGATGAATTTGTATGGAAATAAATACAAGGCAGATTTATCAAGTTCAGGTCAAGTTGGTTCAACGGCATACACCTGGAGCAGATTCACAGCAATTGATTATGGAAGAGTTAAGGCAGGCAAGCAAGATAAACATTATAAAGAATTCTTTTTTGATGGAAAATATGGTATACTGAAAGGTAGATGGATAGTACAAGGTGTACCATCTGAAAATATGAAAGAAAAAGGTGCAGAAATAGATAAAAGAGTTTGGTTCTTCAGCAAAGGAGGTGATAATGGAACAGATACTAATGGACAAGACAATAAATGAATATATACCAATAGTTGTTAAAGAAGCGGATACAGAAGGTAAAAAATGGAAAGTATTAGTAATCCAAACAGGGTTGAGCAAAAACGGGAATCTATATACACAGGATGTTCTCCAGAATAGTGTTAAGAAATTTAATAATGTAAAAGTTTTTGCTTATGAATTTTCAGGAAAATATTTTGAGCACTTACCTGAAAATCTTGAACTTGATAAAGGGTATATAAAAAATCTTGTAGGAGATTTGAACGATTGCAGATTTGAAGAAATAGATGAAAATACTTCTGGAATAGTTGCTGATTTGAATGTATACAATGATTTCTATAGAAAATTGTTCAAAAATATGTATGATGAAGGTAAAATGGATGTTGTTGGTTTTTCAGCGGTTATGGAAGCAGAAGTAGAACCAGAATATTTTCAAAACAAACAGGTAAATGATGTGAAACAAATATATAATGTAAAATCAGTAGATGTTGTATCCTCACCAGCTGCAGGTGGAAGGATACTTAACATAATCGAAAGTCAAAGGAGGAAAGAAGTGGAAAAAGAAAAGATAATCAAAAACATTGAAGCACTTGCTCCTGAATTACTTGAGGGCAAGAATATTGAAAGTATTGAGGAAAATGAGTTAATAGATTTACTCGCAGAGGCAGTCGAGAAAAGTTTAGAATCAAAAAAGAAAAACAATTCAGAAGATAAAAAGAAAGAAGAGGAAAAAGAAGAATCAAAAGAAGGAGTCCCTGAAGAGATATTAATCTTAAACAAAATTAAAGAACTCCTTAAAGCAAAAAACACTGATGAAGCTATGAAAATGATTGATGATTTCATAAAGGTAAAAGCAAAAGGATATGGTTATCCCTCACCATCATATGGTTATCCTGCACCAAAAGAAAGTTTAGATGACATCAAAAAAACAATGGAGGAACTAAATAGTTTCAAAACGATGTATTATCTTGAAAGATACTTGAGTGAATCAAATCTACCTGAACCAGTTAAAGAAAAAATAAGAAAAATGTTTGAAGGTAAAACTTCAACTGAAGAGGAAATAAAAAAGGTGATAGATATGGAAAAAGAAAGTTTAACAAAAATTGTTGAAAGTTTAGGTGTCCCTTATGGATTTACAGGACAGGATAAAGCTAAAGTTATCCTTGATGAATACGACAGAAAACAAAGAGCAGTAGATCTTATGGTAGGATATAAACCTGATGAAAGTGAAAAAAGTTTATATCAAGGAATAAAACCTTATACTGGATTAAGAGAGGCATATACAGATATAACAAAAGATTATGAAGTTAGTTTCTCTCCAAAACACTTTTTGAAACTTTCAGAGTCATTCCCTGGAGGATTTGTATCAACAAACTTCCCTCAGATACTTGGTGATGCAATAAACAAAAGACTTATGAAAGAATATCCTATGGCAACTTTAGATTTATGGAGAAAGTTTTGTTCTGTTGTCCCTGTTAAAGATTTCAATGCACAAAAGATAATAAGATGGGGAGCACTCGGAACATTAAGTTCAGTCACAGAATCAAACAACTACAATGAATATACAATTGGAACTGGAAGTCTTGAAGAATATGCTACATATTCACCTGATACAAAGGGAGTTGTGGTATCAATAACAAGGCAGATGATATTATCGGACAACCTTAAATTTGTTGAGAGAATACCGGTAATGATTACCAGAGCAGCTATTAGAACAATAAATCAATTTGCTTTTGATCTCTTGCTTTGTTATGGAGGAACATCACCTGCAATCAATGGATCTACCATATATGATTCTCATCATTTGTATGATGCAACTAATCATAGAAACCTTCTTACTGATGCTTTGACCTATGATTCACTTTTAACAGCAATGAAAAAAATGAAACTACAATATGTCGATACAATGGATAGCTCATCTGAAGTTGATTACATTGGTATCTCTCCAAAATTCCTTGTAGTCCCTCCTGATTTAGAACCAACGGCACTAACACTAATCAATAGTGATAAAATACCTGGCAGTGTTGATAATGATGTAAACATTTTAAAAGGCAAACTTGAAGTAATTGTTTCACCTTATCTTAGAGGAGATTCAGATAATTGGTATGTTGTTGCTGATCCAAATGAAACAGATACAATTGAAATAGGTTTTGTGCAAGGAAAAGAAACTCCTGAAGTTATAGTCCAGGACAATCCTCTTATGGGGTATGTTTTCAATGCTGATAAAATTTCATACAAGGTTAGATATGAATTTGGAGGTTGTGTTGCAGATTACAGAGCATTCATTGGATCAATTGTTTCATAAAGGAGGATAGTATGGGAACAACTCATTTCAAAAACAATGTGCAGATCGGAGGCAGTTTAGTAATCAATAGTTTAGCACGCTCAGGAAAAAATCTTGATATAGATTATGGGACCAAAACTCTAACAAATGATACAGAAACGGCAGTGACAACGGGACTTACAGAGGTTCTTGTTGTAGTAGTAACAGAAAGTGTCGAGGCAGGAACTACTCCAGCTTCCAAAATTCTTGCTTATGCAGGCACAGGAGCAAACAAAAACAAAATATATCTTAAAGCAAAAGGAGCAACTGGAACAACAACTGTAAACTGGATTGCAATAGGGATATTATGAAAGTAGGAATTGATTACTTTGTAAACAAGGTAAACATAAATAAAGAAGATTTAGAAAGGCTTAAAGGATTGGAGATTAGAAAAGCTTTTGAAAAAGCAATTGATATTGCTAAAGGATACGGATTAAGAAAAAGAAAATTTAGTATATACACATTTACAGAACAATCAAGGGAGGTCAATCTCACCTCCCTTGAACCTAATTTTGAAATTGAAAGCTGTATTATTAGCAATATATTTTCTGGAGACAAAACGAGACAATACTACTATGATTTGATTTATGAAGAAGATGGAAATGTGTATATGGTTTTACCCACTTATTTTAACAAAGGCGATACGATAACAATAATTTATGAAATACCTTATTCAGTTGAGGAAGATAACGATGGAAATAAATTTATTGATATTAGTCAATATGATTTTAATATTTTAGAACTAATTTTTGAAGGATGTCTGATGGAAAGAATAGGAATGTATTATTCTAAACTTTCAATGAAAGAAATAGGTTCAGACATTACTACCAATCTTGACAGAGCAAGATTTTATATAGATCAATCATCAAGGTATCTTTCAGATGCGAGTGGATTAATCAAAAAAAGGATTCCAACTGGTAAAAGTATAAATTATAGGGTAGGAAAGGAATGGCTGACTCATTTGTAATTGAAGTAGATACAAGTAAATACAAAACTTTACCTTCTGAGGTTGAATTGAAATTAAAAATTGGCCTAAGCAATATGGCACAAGATATGTATAATGATATTAAGTCGGGAACACCATCAGGAGCAACTCACCAACTACAAAAAGGAATAAGGATTTATCCAAGTGGTTTAAATTTAACATACTATGTTTCTTCAGGACCTACTTTGTATGCTTTACCAGCTTTTTTAGGCAGTAAGCCTCACTTCCCTCCAGTAGAACCATTAATAAAATGGGTGGAATTAAGAAGTTTTGCAAGTGAACTTGGCAAGAACTTATTCAGAAGGGCCTTTGTTCTTGCGGTATCAATTAGCAAAAGAGGCACTATTGGAATAGAGAACAAAATTCACTTATGGGAAAATACTTTCAATAAGTATAAAAATAAAGTAGGTGAATATTTAAAAATATGAATCCAATTTATGAATTTATAGATAGTTTCAAAAAAAATATAAGCAACGAACTAAAAGTAAATGTATTTGATTATAGAATTGATTTTAGTGAGAAAAAATTAGATGATTTACTATCTTTTGGAGAAATAAATTTTGTAATGATGTATCCAGAAAGAGTTAACTTTGCTCTACAATTTAAGGACACAAACATAAGAAAATTGGTAGGTTTTATAGGGGTAGATTATTATTTGGTATATAATATTACGAACATAGAAAATTTTCTTGTAAATATAGAAAAAATAGGCGAAACGATAAACAATATAATATCAAATATTTTTATTATTACCGAAGACCTTAATTTTGTATGTGATGAAGGTTTCATTGCTGGCATTCTTGTTAGACACGCTCACTGTAGTGTTAAATTAGAAAGTTACACAATTGGGGATAAACAATTTTGTAGCATAGGAGGAAAAGAATGAGTTATTTAACAAAAAACGAAACTTTGGAAATACTTGATAGTTTTGCTTTAGCAATAGATAGATTGAAAGAAGTATATGGAACTGGAACAGAGACAGGAACTGCTTCTAAATGTTTGAGAACAAATATTTCAAGGATTTTAGGATTAACAAACTTCATAGATTACTATACAACAATAAGACCTCTATTGGATTATACAAATGATGTGTACGCTAAGGTTTTGAATTCTTATTTATCAGAATTTTTCAGAAATCCTTTATCGAGAATTTGGGCTTTGCAGGATAACGATTTGGATAGCTTTTTGACTAACAATGATGTAAGGATACATCCTAATATCAGAGATGTGTATCAAAATAACAATAGAACAATAGATCCTTCAAATGTTATGTGTCCTCCAATAACTAATGCAGGAACTTATTCAATTTCAGGTGGTTCAGGAACTTTTACAGATGGAGATGCTGTAGATACGAGCAAGTATGGTAAAACTCTTTTCAAGGTCAAAACCACAACTAATATAGGTTCAAATGATTTAACTTTAACAATCACTTGTAAAAAAATAAATAATACAACGGAAGATAAACAAGTTGTGATTCCTGGGAATACTGCAAGCGGTGTGGAATTTGATATAGGAAATGGAACTACAGATATGTACATAGATATAACAAATATTGCTCACACTGGAGGAAACAACGGAGATGCAGTCCAATGTTTCTCAGTGTGGGAGAGAGAATTATCTGAATAAAAAGGAGGTGAATATTTATGGCATATGAATTTGGAACTTGCTCCGCTCCAAATCCTGTTGGAGAAGGAATAGTGGATACTTATGAAAAATCATCATCTTGCACTCTAAAAACACTTGAAGATTGTGATGGAAATGTGGTCGAAGTTAAAGCAACAGGGAAAAAGAAGACTTTTAGATGGGATGTTGTTGGCGCTGGTGATCCAGGTTTTGAAGCAGGAAGTGAAGGAACAAACGGAGGAATATATACATCTGTTTCAGTCAGATATAGACGAGGCGATTATTCTGTTGTAAGTGTAACTGAAGAAGCACCAGTAATTTCTCCATAGTATGGAAAAGAAAGATAAAGAAAAAGAATTTTCTATAAAAGACATTCCTGTTACTCCAAATTTTAAATTTGAAAAAAGACCTGTCGATTATGTAAAATTCAATAATCTTTTCAATAGACCACTTGAAAGAGCATCCACTGATTCAGATTGGATACATAATACTTTAGGCGAAGAAACTTGGTTAACATTTTGGGCCTGGAGAGCTTGGTGTTTAGATCACCAAATGAGTCCTAAAGATGAAATACTCTTTTTAGAATTCAGTTCTATTTTTAGTATAGATGAAATCCACGAGATTTTTGGAAAATACTTTATTGGAGAACAAGAATTAGAAAAACTAAAAAAAGAGATTGATAAATTAAAAGAAGAGATACCAAAAGAAAACAACAAATAAAAAATGTTTATCAATATTGATGATGAGATCCAACATTCAAAACTGGCTGAAGAGATTGAAAATGAATGGAAGCCAAAATTCATTGATGGATACAGAATAACAAGTAGAAGCCTCCAAGGAGTAATGTTGAAATTATATTGCAGTTTAAAATATCACTATGGGTTGACACTTGAAGAATTTCTAACTACTCCAATAGATTTATTAATCGATATGCTTGATTGTGTGAATGATAGATATGAGAGTAAAAAATATGAATTTGATATGGCAATTCTTGAAGTAGAAAAAGAAAAAAGAAAAATGAAGACAACGAGATTTGATAAGTATCTAATGCAAAAAGATAAATTATAAGGAGGAAGAGATGGCTGACGAAAAAGAAATAAAAATCAAAATAACCGGAGATACATCTGGACTTCAACAGGCAACAGATCAATCTTCAAAACAAATAGAAGAAACATACAGAAATGCAGGAGAACAAATCAAAAGTTCTATCTCTTCCTCTCTATTAGGAGTTGCATTAACAATTGGTACGGTAGGTAGAATAATCAATGAAAATTTTACAATATATCTGCAACAAGGGTTAAATGAACTCCAACAAATAGATAGATATTCAGGAGTTATAGAAAAATTAGGTTTCAAAATTTCAGTTAGTGATGTAGAAAAATACATTGCTGAATTACAAAAATTAACAAACATTTCAGATTCAACATTAAGACCTGCTTTTGAAAGAGCACTTATTATAACAAAAGATCTTGACAAAACTTTTGAAATAATAAAACTCTCTGCTGATATAGCTGCAACAGGACTTGTTGATATGGATACAACAGCAAGGGCACTATCACAAGTAAGCATTGGGCTTGATTATGGATTGAGAATGATAATCAGACAACTTGGACTTGCAGTCCCTGAAGGTGCAAAAGCAGATCAAATTTTCAAAATGTTGCATCAAACTTTTGATGGATTGTCAGAAAATATAAAATCCGGAATCACAGGATCCTTCATAGAAGCTCAATTAAAATCTTCCGATTTAAGAGAAACAATTGGAAAATTTATTGCAGAATCAGAATCAAAATATGTTCCAGGAATTGTAAACATTACAACTGAATTGGAAAATATGGTCAACAAACTTACAGAGAGCAAATCTCCTTTTGCTGATTTATTGAAAGATATGGTAGGGTTCATAGGAATATCAACAGATGTTGCAAAAGGATTTGGGAATATAGCAAATGAAGTTATGAATTTAATTCAAACTTTAGCATTGGTGAAGATGGCTGGGATAGGAGGCGCTACAGCTGGAGCAATAGGAGGAGCTACAGCTGGAGCAATAGGAGGAGCATTAGGAACAGTGGGAGCAATAGCAGGAATAGCAGCACTAGGAGTAGGTCTTGTTAAATTGGGACAAGCATTTTTTAGGTGGTATGAAACAATACCTTGGGTCAGAGAAAATATTTGGAGAATAAATGTACCTGAAAAAGTTGAACAGACAGCAGTTGAAAGAGGAAAAGCAATGGAGTACTACTATCCAATAATGAGTTCAGAAAAACAGGTAACAAATGCACTGATAGAAAGAGGAAAAGCAATGGAAGAACTTTATGGTAAACAAGAAAAAGTAAATGACGCACTATCAATTGAAGTAGAAAATTCTCTAAAACTTGTTGGATTAAGAGGGGAAGAGAGAGATAGAATGAGTATAATTCTTGAATACGATGAAAAAATTGCTAAAGCAAAAGAAGAAGGCAGATTAAAAGATGCAGAAGCACTTGAAAAAATAAAGGCAGACCAACTTGCTATTTACGATGAAAGTGTAGCAAAAAGAAAAGAGGCAGAAAATAAAGCTTTGGAAGAAAGAGCAAGAACTATAAAAGATGAAGTTACGATGTCTAAAATGTCTGATGAAGAGAGAGTTAGATTTAAAATACAAAGAGAAGTAGAATCAAATATGGATTTAGTTAAATCAGGAAAACTTTCTTACAATGAATTGTATGAATATGCAAAATTGAAATTTCAAGAAACTAAAGAAAAAGAAACATCTTGGGCTAAAGCTGAATTGTTAGGACCTACATCTGCTTTTCTAAAAGAATTAACGGGGTATTCATTTACAAATGCAGTGAAAAGAATTCAAGTTGATGTAAATTTGAATGGAGTCAATTTTACTGGGAACTTGACCGAAGCACAAGCAAGAGCTATTGGAGCAGAAATAGGATTGCAACTTAAATCATCAGGAGCAATATCTTGAGCTATAAAATCAAATCAGATACTGGCGATTATACAATAAGATTGCAATCTGTAAGAGATACTCCAAGAGGAACTTTTTGCTCTCAGGGTGGCTATAGAACATATAGACAGGTTACTATTTGTATTGAAAAAGATAATAACGGTCAACCAACAGAACAAATACTAAATATTTTAAATTCTGAATTCCCTAACTATATACTTACCCAACAACCATCTGTATCCGCTCCAGAAAATACAAAATGTATATATTTTTCAATGACTTTACTAAAGGTAGAGCAATGACAAAAGTTTATGAAGTCCCTGGAGCACAACTTGAAATAGTAGGAAAAGACCCGATTTATATAGAACAATTCAACTTAACAATTGGATACGATTCACCCGCAAGATTAAATTGCACCATCATACCTTTGAGTGAAGAAGAAAATATGTCTTTTGCAGGAGAAGGATATAATTTGCTATTAGAAACAGGAGAAAATTTAGGTTTATGGTATCCTGAAAGGATTACATACACATTTGATAGAATAGAAATTTCTTTATTCTCAATTATGCAAGTTCTTGATTTCTATCCAATCATAAACGATGATTCTGAGGATGGATGCTATCATTTCGATACTAGTAAGACACTTCAGGATGTTATAAATACGATAATATCATCATTACCAGGATTAGGATACAATATCAACTTATCCGATAAGTTGAAAACCTTAAAATTACCGAGTGAAAAGAAATACGGAAATGGAGAAAGTTTACTATCAATTTTACGAGATATCGCTGATTTTTCTGGTGCTGTAATGTATGATAACATTTTTTATGCAAGAGTAGACATCATAACACCAACAAGCAAATTAACACCAGGAGCACCTGCTGGTGGAAAATACTATGAAGATTATGTTATGAATGTTGCAACTTCTTATACAAATGAATTTCTTTACTCTCAGGTATTTGTAAGAGATACTGATGGTGGATTATTGAGACCGGTGAAGAAATATAGTTATAAACCATATCCTTATAACAAGAGAGCAATCTTTTATACATACAGAGGATTGCTCGACGCAACAAAAGCAAATGTTATTGCTCAAAGAATAATGGATGCTTTACAAATTGGTGATGAGCAAGAAACTATTGAATGTTTAGGATTTATCCCTGCTTTACCCTTTGATCCTATGAGATCAGGCTTTATACTTGATGTTAACTATAGTTATGCTTACAACGAGAATCCCTTTTTGTATACAACTATAAGGATAGCAAAATGATGAAAGAAAAATGGAATGAAGCATATAGAAAAGTAATTAGTTTATATCAATTTCAACCTAATATTTATGAAGGTTGGATATTCAAAGGAAATTCTGTCTCTGGCGGAGCTGTTGAGATAGATTTATCAATTAGTAAATACAACTATTTTAAAATGGAAGGGGATGTGACATTAAGTTTAACAAAACCTCAATTAGGACAAATATACATACTTAAAATAGAAATCACAGATAATGGATTCAATTTAACCTTCCCTGATAATTTCAGATGGGCTTCTCAATTTACAAATTCTAAAGGGATAAACTATATTCAGTTTTTGTATACTACAGAAGATAACATACATTTCTATTACGATGTTTTGTCGACGATAGAGGGACTTACAAGTGGATAAAGTTAAACTTGCAAAAAAAATACTTTTAGACAATTGTTCTTATGGAGATTCTTATTGGTTTGTTCATAATTGGGTTTGTAATGTAGAAGATAAATTCTATGTTGTTTGGTGGGATGAAAATTCTAATCAAACTAAATTAATAGGTTACGATTACAAAGGAAACAAGATGTCAGAGAAAAATCTTTACAATGGTTTTTTCGATGATTATGAAATGGTTTATTACAACGAAAAGAT